GGTGACCAAGGCGGACGTTGTTTCCTAGCTGTATAAATTTCTACACATGTCCAAACCAATGAAGCGAGGAGCCAGGGTAAAGTTGGCCGCAACCATGAGGTTGACTCTGGACCAAGCGGCGGCGGAGTTTGCGATTGATCGGCGGACTTTGGCGCGGCGGTTGTCGGAAAATCAGATAGCGCCTGGCGAGGGGGGCTACTCGATTTTGCAATGTCACCGCGCCTGCTTTGGCGACATCGACGAAGAAAAGTTGCGGCTGACTAAGGAGCAGGCGGACAAGCTTGGATTGGAAAATCAGATGCGGCGCGGGGAGTTGGTCGAGGTGCGCGTGGTGGCGGAGTCAATCAATCGCGCGATAGGCTCCATCCGCGGATATGTGTTAGGCTTGACGCACCTGCCGGAAGAGGACCGTGACGAAATTTTGCTAAAGTGCAAAGCCCTTTATGAATCAGCTTTCGGCAATCCTGGCGATGACACGGACGACGTGGAATCCGCCGCCGCGCCTAACGGTTAGCCAGTGGGCTGTTGCTAACCGATACCTGTCGCGTGAATATACGGCGGCGCACGGGCGTTACCGGCTCGACGTTGTGCCGTATGCTCGCGAGCCGATGGACTGTGCCAACGACAAGAGCGTTAGGTCGGTGTGCATGATGTGGGCTGCACAGACTACCAAGACGACGGCCATCGAGAACGTGCTCGGTTATTTCGTCGCGTCGGACCCGTCTCCGATTTTACTTGTCCAGCCGACACTGGACATGGCTCAAGCGTGGAGCAAGGAACGGTTTAATGCGACCGTTAGGGACACGCCGTGTCTACGCGACATCATCAGCGACCCAAAGAGCCGGGACGCGGGGAACACGATACAGCTTAAGACTTTTCCCGGCGGCAACCTGGCTATCATCGGGGCGAACGCGCCGGCGGGACTGGCGGGACGGCCGCGCCGGGTGGTGTTGCTCGATGAGGTAGACCGCTACCCGGCCAGTGCGGGGACGGAGGGCGACCCCGTGTTGCTTGCGATTCGGCGCACGGAAAGCTTTTGGAATTCTGTTGTTTACATGACGAGCACGCCGACGGTCAAGGGCTCGAGCCGGATTGAAAATGAGTATGAACAAACGGATAAACGAAAGTGGTTTTGTCCCTGCCCGCGGTGCAACCATTTCCAAACGCTCGAGTGGAAACAAATCAAGTGGGAGTCTGGCAAGCCGGAAACCGCCGGATACGAGTGCGAGAATTGTGACGCCAAGTGGAGCGATGAAGACCGCCGCTCGGCGATTGGCCGCGGCGAATGGCGTCCCACTGCGCCGTTTTCTGGGAAGCGTGGATATTTTCTCAACGGGATTTGCAGTCCGTTCAAAGCAAAACGGGGCTTTGTTTCAAGGATGCATCAGATGGCCGCGGAATTTCTCGAAGCGAAAGCGGGCGGTCCGGAACAGTTGAAGACGTGGACGAACACGTTCCTGGCAGAGACATGGGAGGAAGAGGCGGAGACGTTGGATATGTCGGCGATCAGCTCTCGGTGCGAATCGTATACGCCGGATTCGTTGCCGAACGAGGTGGCGCTGGTGGTGGGGGGCGCGGACGTGCAGAAAGACCGCATTGAAGTAGAGTGGGTTGGCATCGGGAACGACGACGAGACATGGGGCATCGAGGCGATCAAGATCATTGGGGACACGGAGAAGCCGGACACATGGCAACGATTGAGCCATGAATGCGAGCGGAAGTTTAAGCGGCTGGACGGCGTCGAGATACGCGCGACGGCGATAGCGATTGACATTCATTTCCGGCCCAAGCAAGCGCGCGATTGGTGCCAGAAACACGGCACGCGGATTATGGCCATGCCCGTGTTTGGTATCGGCGGCGATCAAACTCAGATTGTCGTGGACCGATTCAACAAGGCGTATGGCCAACGAACGTGGTCGGTTGCGTCGAGTGCGGCGAAAGACATCATCTTCGGGCGGCTGAAGATTGCCGAACCCGGACCCCGTTATTGCCACTTCCCGCGCACCTACACGGATGAATGGTTTAAGCAGTTGACCAGCGAGCGGGCGGTCACGCGCTACACGAAAGGATTTCCCAAGCGGGTTTACGAGAAAAGTTCTGGCTCCCGCAACGAGGCGCTGGACATGCGGGTATACTCGCTCGCGTGCGTTGAGGTGTTGCGGCCTAACATCCCGGCGATTCGCAAGCTGCTAGTGCGCGACGAACAATCGCAGGCGCAACAGCCAAGGCGCGGGCAGGTTGCAGTTAGGCGCGGCGGCGGCTGGATGTAGTTGGCGCGTTGACGTTCCGCTGTTGGTGCTGGGTTGTTTGTTGGCCCCGCGGCTGTGTGTTTGGTCACAGCCGCGGGGTTTGTTGCGTTGACGCCCGGCGGAAGTAAATGGCGACCATTACCACGTTGACGGCCCTTCCATCGGAGATTTACGCCGGGGACACGTTGCTCTTTTCGGTGGCGCTGGCCAACTACAAGCCTAGCGACGGGTGGACGTTGGAGTATTCGTTCCGCAAAAAAGACGGATCAGTCATCGACATCACGTCGGCGGCGGGGGATAGCGATGATCACCTGTTCGACGTGGACTCAGACACGACCGGCGTATGGGTTGACGGGGATTATTCCGGCGTGGCCCGCGTTAATGACGGGACTCTTTACAGGACCATAGCCGAAGCGCGGCTGACGATCAAAAAGGAGTTCAAGCAACAGGGGGCGGACTACGATTCGCGGACCCCAAACAAGCGGTGTCTGGACGCCATCATTGCCGTGATGGAACGTCGCGCGACATCGGACGTGCTCAACACCGTCATTGCTGGACAGTCTGTGGGTCGGTTAAGCCCGGAGCAGTTGATTCAGTATCGAAACTATTATGCGGCGCTGGTGGCTGACGAGCAGGCGTTGGTTGATTTGGCTAATGGCAAGGCAACGGGCCGCAACATACTGGCGAGGTTCAACTGATGAGACCGATTCAAAGGTTCGCGAAGTGGCTTGGCTTTGAGCGTGCGGACGACTCATTTAAGCGCGGCTACGAGGCGGCGCTGGTGCGGTCATTTTCTGCGGCGATGACCGGGCGCCTGACAGAAGACTGGGTCACGACAAACCAGAGCGCGGACAATGCGCTGCGATACGATCTCAAGACGATGCGCAATCGCTCGCGAGACCAGGAGCAAAACGAAAATTACATCCGCCGCTATTTCAAGCTGGTAGAAAACAACGTGCTTGGCGCGAACGGCGTGGCCCTCCAGATGAAGATCAAGGAGATGGCCAAGGACAAGTCCGGCGCGTTTGTCGAACGCTACGACACGCGGGCTAACAGCTTGATTGAAGATGCTTGGCCGCAATGGTGTCGGAAAGAGTTCTGCACCGTAAACCGGACGATGAACTGGGCTGAGTGTCAGCGGATTGGGTTGCGTTCCACCGTTCGCGACGGCGGCGCTTTGTTCCGGAAACATTATCCAAAGAACAACAAGTTTAATTTTTCGCTTGAGCCGCTGGAGATAGACCACCTCGACATAGACCACAATGCCAACGGTGTTGGCGGCATGATAAAGATGGGTGTTGAGTATGCGAACGGTGGCGAGGTTGTTGCGTATCATATCAAGCGCGCGCATCCCGGCGAATTGTTTCAATACGTTGGCGGCGGGTTGTGGCGTGAGCGCGTTCCGGCGGCGCAGATGATTCATCTTTTTAAGTCGGACAGGATTGGGCAGAGCACGGGCGCGCCGTGGACGCATTCGGCCACGATGCAGCTTCGTCACTTGGCCAAGTATTCCGAAGCCGAAGTGGTTGCGGCTCGTGCGGCGGCTGCGAAGATGGGATTTCTCGTTCCGCAACCAAACGCTGCGGCATCTGGTTATCAGGGCGAGAAAGACGCGGCGGGCAACAAATACATGGACGTATCGCCGGGCAGCATCGAGCAACTCCCGTTCGGATTTGATTTCAAGCAGTTTGACCCAACGCACCCTAACAGCGCATTCGGCCCGTTTGTTAAGTCGATGATTCGCGAGGCGGCGTCGGGGCTTGGCGTCAGCTACACGTCACTGGCGAACGATTTGGAGAGTGTCAACTTTAGCAGCATCCGCGCCGGCCTGTTGGAGGAGCGTGAGGAGTGGAAGGCAATCCAACGATGGTTTGTTGATGAC